GCATATGCTGAGCTACTGGGGCTAGCTGAGGTGCCTGCTGATGTTGGCCTACCCCTATAAGCTTTTTAAGCGCTCCTAAAATGTCCATGTGACCTCCTTAGAAGGTTTGTTGTTTACGTTGGTCGTCGCCTAAGCCTAGTAGGTTATAGAATTGTCCTGCGGCGGACTGAACTGGCGATGCTCCAGGAGTTACGTTAATATCGCTTGTCTGGTATTGAGCAAGTTCAGGTGCAGTAAATTTGAGGTCGTTCTTAGCTGAGATCGTTGGATTGAGTCCAAGTGAATCAATCTGTGCAAGAAGTGCATTAACGCGAGCGTTATTACCCTGTGTAGCAGCACGCGCTGCATCGTATGTTTGTCCTTGTGCCTGAGCCTTCTGAAGCTGTAGCTGTGACATCTGATCGAGAAGTTGAGCTTCCTTCTCAGCGAGACTAGCCTGTAATGAATTTCGTTGGATTTGAGCCTGGCTATTAAGGTCGGTTTGGCTATCTTGAAATGACCGCTTGCGATCTTCATCGGCGGTATCGAGATTCTGAAGGTTACGTGAGTAGCCTGTTTGGATGTCACCTAGCTGAGTGTTGCCTTGACGTGCTACAGCGAGAGGGGCTGCGTAGATTGCTGCGCTGCTGCTGTTGCCGAGTAGTCGGCGTAGGCCAGCAGATTGCTTAGCTACAGTATCGTCAACTTTTGCGCGGGCAGTAACGTTATCATCGATTGTGCGCTGCTTAGTAGTGTTATAGTCACGCTGTGCAGCTGCGTTCTGTCCTAATAGTTTGTTTAGAGCAGCGTTGTACTGACTATTGATATTCTGGTTGCCAATATCTCGTTGGCTGCCAATGCGTCCAAGAGCGCTATTAACTTGACCAAGCTGGTCATCGTAGTATGCAAGTGCTGCGGGATCGTATGATGAGGCCGATGACCCGCCACCCCCGGATGTAGCGCTATATGTTCCGCTTGTTTCGACGGGACCGCTTTGTGGACTCACATTTGGTCCTGCTACTGGTTTTGGCGAAGTAGCGGTGAACCCACCAGGCTTGGCATTGTGAGGGTCGTATGCGTGGTTGTAATTGGTGCCGGGTATGACGTCGGCTGAGCTATCACCGAATACGTACTTTTGTATTGCAGCTATAGGGTTAAAATCCATAAAGAACTCCTAAAGAAAATTAATTCATTGGCGTCCCTCTTTATGGATAGGCTAATATTTACCCTATTCTAGGTATAAATAAACTACCTATATTATAGGTAGTAGTTATTGGTAAAAGATCGTTTTATCGAACAAACGTTAGAGCAGGTCTATATATCCATTTATTACATTCGTCTAAAATAGGAGTAGTTAGAAATGCATCAGAGCTCTCGGTACAGTATATTGAATGTAGTTCGTTGCTAAAGCCTTCAGAACCCTCGGTCAGGTTATGATCACTTATGTACCCTTTCATTCGGTGCTGCATCGGTACATCATTGCTATAGATTGACTCAAGTTCAGCTGACAATACGTCGCGTTCCTGTTGCGTGTGTTTGGTCCATACATAGTGCATGTATTCATGTGCGAGTATAGTCCTAGGGCTCTCACCCGCGGGAAGGACACGTTTAATCCTAATCGTATTCGGAGAGATGAAGTCACCGTTAGCTCCCGTCTCAGGAAGTGAGTCTACGTATATAAAGTTCAGTCCACTGCTGTCAATATTAAGCTCTGTGATGTATTCATCTAATCCTGGATCGACATGGTTCTTAGTAGGTTGGATAGCTGTCTGGGTAGAACTTTCTGTCGTATTAATACGTTCATTTATCTCATTAATAGTGAGACTAGTAATAACTACGCCGCTAATAAACAGAAAGATCAGTAAAAATGCTATGATTATCTGTTTCGGGGTAATCTGCTTTTTCAGAAAGCTCTTCATATTAGAGTAATTATAGCAAATTATACAACGTTTGTCAATCTCTATGCATATCTCGCGCCACTAATTTACCAAAGCCTACGCAAATGCCGACAATAATTGTTAATGGTACTAATATAATCATAAATGCGGGTGGATTATCTCCCTGTATAGCGGCGAGTACAAACCCTGACCCGATCCATGCCCACCATGGCATCATATCGTACCACTTTTTTGATTTACGTTCTTCCTTGGGTTTATCGTTCATATCGTTATAGTACAGTATTGCTTGATACTTAGTACAGAATATACAATTTGTTTAATAATTACCTAGAAGAAAAACAGATTAGTCGGAGTTGACACACCACCACCTGATGGATATATGGCGACTGTTGCAGCTGCCCAAAATCGGTTTGAGCCTCCAGCGGTGAACGCACCAGGATTTTCTGTAGCCGCAGCGGTCAATTGCTTTGTTGCCGTTGCAATTGATACAGCTGATCCACCGGATGAGGCACCGCTGTTTAAGAAACCAGAATAGCCAGATGGCCCAGCAGTAAATGCTGCCGCTGATACCGCTGCGTGACCTGCTACTGCAATAATAAGATAGTCCTTGGCACCTCCTGATGGCGTGATTGCGGGTGGATCTGCTGCCGTCGCATCGCCAGATGTAGTCGTCACTTCTGACGCTGTTGATGTGTGCGCACCCGTAACACGTATAACTTGCCAGACGGCCGTTGTAGCAGTTGAGGCAATCCACGTCGGTGTCGTACCGCTCTCTGTACCTGCTGCTATTTTCTCAAATACAGTTGTATCCCCTACTGAGCCACCGCCTCCTTGTAAGGCAAGCTGCGTCCATCCAGTTGGTATGGTTGACCAAGTACCCGCATTACGTACAGATACAACTGCGATTAGACGATCACCACTAGCAATTGATGCAGGCATACTCACTGCCATCGACGTAACCGATGAAGCGAATTGAGTTGCCGTTGGAGTTCCTGCAGAAGGCGCAGCCATACTAATAACCTACTGCGTCTACGGCCATACATACCCACTTTGCTGCCGTACTATCATATCTCAACTTAACGTAATGGGTTTTACTAGCAACTGTTGTCGCTAGTAACGTAGCGACGCCAGAACTTGTAAAGCTAGTGCCCCAGCTTATTGTCTGTGCCGATCCATTGTCCTTAAAACGAATCATAAGCTCTTGTCCATTGACTGGCGTACCTGTTAGGTTTGTGGTCATTGATGTAATCGCTACCGCAAGTGCGGTGATAGTAAACTCATCAGTTGTGTCAGTATTAATAGATGGCGTCGCTGAACTCGTGACGGTATTTGTACGAGGGTTTATTCGTGTCTGAATAGTTGAGGTTGGTGCCAGATAGTCTGTGCCAGCTGTTGCAGCAGAGAAAGCGCTTGTTCCATTGCCTTTGACTAGCCCTGTAAGAGTTGTTGCTCCAGTTCCGCCATTGCCCACTGGAAGTGTGCCAGTTACGCCAGGCGTAATGTTTGCAGACCCGTCAAACGTAGCACTTGACGTGCTTGCAAGATTCGTTTGCACTGTACGTCCTGTCGTGAGGGTTGCCGCGCTGCCTGTAGTGTTTTGGTTAAGTGTCGGGAAATCTGCTGCTACAGCAATGCTAGGAACGCCAGTGGTAGTGGTGTTCTTCAATATACCCGTAGCGAGCCCTGCTAAACTCGTACCGTTAATCTTTGTAACAGTAGTCGTGTTAGTGTTATTAGCAGAACCATTGAATCCGCTACCAGAGCTTGTTACATCACCCGTAAGAATGCCTATCGTTCGTGACGTGGTGAGAGTGGCCGCCGACCCCGTGGTATTTTGGTTGAAAGTAGGGAAAGTGTTACCTGTTGTCAGGTCCTTACCAGTGATAGTTTGCGTATTGCTAGCGAGAACAAGTGTGCCTGTAGCATTAGGGAATGTGTACGTTCGGTTGGCAGATAGCGAAGAGGTGTCTAGTATTGAAACAAAGCCGGATGCAGGGTCAGCTACATTTACGTGCCCCACAGTTCCTGTGCCGTTCTTGATTCCGGGGGTGAGCGATATGTTACCTCCGTTACCATTTGTCGCTCCGTAAGGACCAGCGTTAAGCGCTATGTCGCCACCATTAGTACTGTTCCCGCCTAATAGTTGAAGAATACCTCCAGTTGAAGCCTCACTCGATAGTACTAAGTCGCCATTCTGGTATCCCCTAATCCTGCTTATAGCACTATAGAACCCTGAGAGACGGCGATTGAATTGTAAAGCACCAACCTGTGCACTCGCGCCTGTATCAGACGGAGCTGCCGCCGTACCACCTGCGCCAGTTAGAGCAATAATCGGATAGCTGCCGCCGTATGCTGTGAGTGCAGCGTCAGATAAAGACCCGTTATCATCTGAGAATTTAAACCTTGCAGAAGGATATGGATCTTCTGACTCGACAGGACCGAGTCGCATTACTTTATCGTCAGTAATCCTCGTCTCAGTTGTGTTCTGTATAAGTTTCCCTGTTGTGCCATCAAATCGAGCGATAGCGTTGTCTGTTGCGCTAGATGGTCCGACAACATCACCCGTGCCTGCCGATCCACTGGATGCTGCTGTTAGTCGTCCTTGTGCGTCGACAGTAACGCTAGCATTCGTATAACTACCGGGTGTAACCGCTGTGTTCGCAAGAGCGAGAGTTCTGTTAGCAGAAAGATCACCGCCGCCTGTTAGCCCGGTGCCAGCTGATATAGTTGTTGATTTATCTGCTTTCAAGTTTAAGGCTGTCTGTGTTGCCGTAGAAACGGGTTTGCTAGCATCACTTGTGTTATCAACATTTCCAAGCCCAACGTCCCCTTTTACGAGGCTATGCCAGCTAGTGTCGTAGTTTGTTCCGGATGCTTTTTGCAGCACTTGTCCTGTAGTACCACCAGTAGCTATCCCAGGTCCTGACGCACCCGTAGGACCGGTAGCTCCGGTATCACCTTTTGGGCCCTGAACTACTGAAGTGCCGACGGTCGTCTGCCGAGTCACAGCTGAAACATTTGAGCTTGCGTTCTGGTCAAGCCCCGATAAGTTTACCGCTATGTTGATTCGTTCAGTAGGTGTAGCCATTATGATTCAACCCTGTTAAAGTCAGCATCTACTCCAAATGTCCCTCTTACGGGAGTCATAACGCGTTTTAAAGTACCTGATTGGTTGTTGAATATCTGTACGTCGAAGTAGTAAGTAGTCCCCGGTACTAAGTCTTTAGTCGAGTTGCTTGCCTGGTCATTTAATAACTGGAAGTTAACTACTCCCGTTGTGTCACCGCTAGTCGAGATACGGATGATAGGTACATCTGAGTTATCTGGATTAGAGTTAGAGGTAGCTGTGAACGTAATGACGTAGCCTGTTAAATCAACCAATGTTGTACCGACGCTAAAGGTAAACGTCAACAGGGGTGTATCACCGCGTATCAAGTTGTCCAATTTAGTTAATTTATTAGCCATATCGTCCTTTGTTTAATTTGGTGGGGGAGTTGCCTCCCCCGTCTTCACTACGCCTCGCGAGTGATCGTGCCCATAACTTGCTGGAAAGTCCAACCAGTTACACCGGCAGTACCAGTACCAAGAATGGTGAACTCATCCTTAGCTCGGCTGGTAGCCTTTGATACCACTGCATCTTTGTTGATAGCAGCCGTAAAGCCGTTACCAGTAAAGCCGTCAGCTGCTGCTGGTGATACAGCGTAAGCGTATTCACCGTCATAGCGTGAGCCGTTCTTAAACGTGTAGGTAAGGCCAAGTGCTGTTGATGGAAGAGTGATTACTACACCATCTGCCTTTACTACAAACGTCTTACCACTGTCTGCTGCTGTTAGAGTTACGTTACCCGTAACATCTGTAGCAGAGCGGTTAAAGTGACTGTTTAAAGTCATATTATTTGTCTCCTTCTACCTGAGCGGCTTTGCGTGCTTCTTCGCGCGCAGCCTTAGTCTTCTCGACATACTCTTTAGTTTCTGATTCAGTAGCTGCACGGTAGCCAGCGTGAAGGAATGCTTCGACGTGTGCCTGATCGTTTGATGCAAGGAATTTCTTCTCGCCGACTGGTTCGTCTTGCTCGTTGCGTGGTTGGAATACGTAAACACCGAGCTTTACATCTTTTTCACTTACTTCAGGTGCGTTACCTGGCTGGTTCTGTGGGTCTTTAGGGTCTGGTTTAGCCATAAAATCCTCCTATTAAGCTTCCATGTGAACGCGTAGAGCCTTACCACGGTTGGTAGGGATAAATGCGTCGTAGTAGCGGCGGCCTTCAACAACCCAGCCGTCGATACCCTGTACTTCAGTGAGTGTGCGGATCATGTCGAACTTAGTTGGTGCAACAAGTACGTCATCAGCAACGATCACCCATGCAGTGTTCGTAGGAAGGTAGCTTGTTGGAACTGGGACGATCTTTACACCGTCTACAGTAGTAACAACACCCGTCTTTACGTCTGCGTATGCGTCGTCAGAAGCAAGTTTGAACTCAGCGTTACGGCGGAGTAGGTTCCACTTTGCACGAGTCATGAACGCTACGAGGTTGTCTGGCTCTACTGAGTCAGTGTCGTAGAGGTCTGCTACCTGGTTAACGAATGTTGAGTACGAGTTTGAAGTCGTAATAACTGCAGGTGTGTCGGTCTGGCTGTTAGCAACTGCGTATGCCTGCATAGTTGCAAGGCGGTACTTGTCAGTTGTAGGCACAGATACTTCACGAACCTGTCGTTTAACTGTTGAGCCAACTTCGTTGACCATCATGTTGTCTGCGTAGTTACCGCGGTCGATTGTGTAGGTAAAAGCCTTGTCCTGTGAAAGGGTGAAAGTTTGTGTACCAAGACCTAGTTCTACGAGCTGACCGAAGCGGTTTGCACCATCTCGGACGTAGTCAACTTCAGCTACAGTGCTAAAGTTGTAGATTGTTACTGAACGTCGTCCATCAAACTCTAGGCGGATGCCTTTGTTGATAACGATGTCAGTCTTTGCTTTTACGAAATACTTCTCATCAATTACTTTTAGGTGAGAAGCGGCAAAAGGCATAACTGCCATTTTTTAACTCCTGTTAATCTGCAAGGAGGGATTCCATCAAAGGATCTTTCTTCTCATCTTTCGGTGAGGCGATCGGGGTTACATCTGCTGCACTAGCGGTTCTTTCATAGTCACGCTTACCAGCGATTGCGCCCTGTTTCTTTCCTTCTTCGCGAGCCTCTGCATAGCTTTTATAAAAATCGTACGGAAGGACTCGGGCTTGGGTAATGAAGCCGGTGTTAGGGTCAGTGGTGAGGCCAGATGCGGCAATCCATTGGTCTCGTACCTTTTCAGCAAATTTCGGATCGTACTCTTTGCTGTCTGGGTCGAATACTGGAAAGTCATGTGCAACTTGTAGGGCTTCCATGTTCAAATCAGTGTTTAACGCAGTGATATGAGCATTAGCCTGATCCATAAGCCTCTCTTGGCGTAATACCTCGATTTGAGCTTGTGTCTCATCCATTCCACTCTCTTGCAACTGCTCCGCTGTCTGAGGCTGGTAGAATTGAGCATTTAATGCTTCAACCTGCTGCTTCAGTGCGCGGTTCTCATTTGCAAGAGACCTAATACGGTTCTGAGCCGAGTTCTTAGGTTTTGACTCATCATCAGGTTCTGTTTCATCGGCTTGTTCTTTTTCGTCGCCCTCGGGCTCCTCAGACTTATCGCCTTCTGTTTCCTCTTCTTGATTAGTCGTCTCGTCTTTGTTTTCTTCGGTTGACGAGTCCTCGGTGGTAGTTTCTTGAGTCTCTACCTCTGTTGGTGTCTCTTCTTCACTGAAGTCGAGAGCGTCCATTGGGTTTACGTCAGTTGTTGCTGAATCTAATTCAGGCATATGTTCTCCTTATTGTTTTACGTGCGTACGGGCACGAGCCGTGGAGCTGGATGATCTCCTTTCAATCCGTAGTAAGAGTACGAACTGAAAGCAAACCACCTATTGCTTTACGGCTTCAGCCATAGCTTTAAGTGCCTCCAGTTTCGTTTTAAGTTTCTCTACATACTTCTCGTTAGCTGTCGTAATAATCTGTACCTGTATCTGGGGCATAGCGGATGTGATACCGAGCTTTGTGATAGAATCCGCGTCGGCGATGTCTTGTTCGAAGTCCTCAATAAGGTCATTGATAACTGGGTATGAACTCTCAGCTTTGTTGATGTACTCGCGGTTCTCTTTCTCCTGTTCTGCTGGGATTGCAGATGGATCGAACACAGCTCCGTCGTTAGGAATAAAGTCTTCCACTACATACCTCCTTGTGGTTGCATAGATTGAGCGATTACCTGTAGTACTTCGTCATCAGGAATACCTTGGCGCATCATTACAATCGCCTGTTCGATAACGTCATCTGGTAGACCGCGGTCCTGGAGACCTTGTACGAGCATCATCTCGTGAGGTTCAAGCTGTTCCTCACCCTGTTCTTCAGGCTGATCTTGTGCCGTTTCAAGAGTCTGCATATCTGGTATCTCAGACATCTCTTCTTGAGGTTGTTGAGGTTGCATCTGTTGGTCAGAACCTTGCTGTGCGTCCTGAGGTAGCTGCTGACTCTGCTGAGCCATTTGGGACTGCATCATCTGTTGCTGTGCCGCTTGCTGTTCAGCCATAGCCTGTTGCTGTTTGATCTGTTCTGCAAACTGTTTAGCGTCTACCTGGAGTGCTTCAGCATCCTCTACACCAGATAGAGCGATAACCTTGTTGTATAGTTCGGCCTGTTTCTCTGGGTACTGCTGCATAATTGCCTGAAGCATAGGAGAGTTTTGTACACGCTCGAGAATAGTGTCGATATTCTCCATCTGCTTCTCGTCTGACTCTTTGTCTGAGGTAGAAGCATCGACAGTAAATCGAAGCATCTCAGTGTATTCGTCGTAGTTAATTGTGTACTTGTTATCATCGGTTACGAGCTCAGGGTCGATCTCACGTACCTTACGTGCTGTGTCGTCGTCGAGTTCAATCTCTTCAAGACCATGCTTGTTAGAGAAGTGGATATTAAGCATCGTCTCGCAGTTGTCTGACCACCACGCCTCAAACTGTTTGCGCATGTAGTTATCTGACACACCAAGCTTTAGCTGCTGTGCCTGTACACCAGCTGAGGTCTTAGAGAACCCTGGGTTACCTACTTCGGATGAGGTAGAAGTGTCGCCGTTGTTGTTAAGTGCAAGGATCTGGGACTTAAACAATCCGTAGTCCTGGGTAAAGTTAGATAAAGCAGTGGTGTCGAGGGTTAATGGTTCAAGGGTACTGTTCTCATCTGAACCAAGATCAATAATTGCGTTAGGCTGTAGTTTAGCCTTAGATTTATCCCAGTTACCACGCTTAATAAGAGGCGGGGCTAGCATAAGAGCACGGTTGTACTGGTAGCTCTGTAGCATTGAGTCGATAACGTTCTGCATACCACCAGACATCTCAATAACGCCCCGACCGAGTGGGTTCTCGAAGTCGAGGGTTGTATACATGTAGTTAACTGGCATCTTGCCGCGTGGGTCTTTGTTCACACGCTCACAGATAAACTCTTCTGGACCTGTAGCCCAAGAAAAGAACTTAGCGCCTACGCCTTTTTGAAAGCCATGTATAACCTCGATAGCTTCTGAACGTGCACTACGTTCTTTCTCGCCCGATGACTTAGCTTCTTCGGCTTTCTCTTGGCACCAGTCTTTAAGTCGTTTAAGAGCAGGTAGATTCCACTCCTCGTCGTATGCTTCACCACGTTCACGAGAAGCTTTACGTTGCTTCTGCATACGGTCGATGATTGCTTCAATGTCACTCTTCTGGTACCACGCACGAACAAAGAAATAGTCGCATGATTGGAACGTAAGCTTACCTGATTGAAAGAAGCCGTCTTTTACGTAGAAGTATTTAAAATCAGCACCATATGAGTAATCGTGCTTTGTGAATAAGTTCATGGTGCCAATGGCACCAAAGGTCATAGACTTAGATACAACTGCCCAACACTTCTGGATAGCATCAGCGTCTAAGTTGGCGTTAGGGATAATGTCGTTGTAAAGTACGAAGTTGGCGACGATACTCATCACCGTGCCCTGGGTAGTCTCTACTTTACCCGAAGGTAATTGCTGGATAACACGCTTAGGCAGGCTATCAACAATACCAGCCATAGTCCCGTCAGTGTTCTTTGGGTATGACTTGTTGATACCGGGGTGAGGACGGTTACGAGCAATACGCTCATATTCAGACAACGGATCAAAGAATGGCGTCATATACGCCTTGGAGCTCTCCCATCGTTCTTTGAAGTTGTTTTTTGTTAAGAAGGGCACTGACACATTCCTTAGGTTTGCGACCCTGTGTGTCAGTAGCCTTTTATGTTATATTAGCAGTCGTTTATTGGTAAAAATTAGTTCATGTAGCGCGATGCAAAGTCTATACGCTGCTTATCTGCTTGCTGCTCGAACCATCTCTTGGTATACATCGGGGCCTCTGGTTCTACGCATAGCTGTCCATTATCAGTGTCTATAAGGAACTTCTCTCGTGCGGCTATTGCATCTTCATATGAGGGAAACATACCAAGATAGTGTCTCGTATTCTTTCTGAACACACGCAAGCGGTATCTACCATCTGGGTATTGGTAGATGTCAATTCCACCTTTAGACACGTCATACCTCCCACGTCTTGATTACGTAGCGTTTGCCCTTACTAGATATATCTCGTTCGAACTTTATGTGCTTACATCCTTTGTTCTCTTGCTGTAGTTTGATAAACATAGCCAGCTCATCAGAGTCAGAGGTTACCTCTTCGCGTGAGATGTATCGCTCGATTGTGGTGGGTTTACTGTCGTAGTAGGTAGTCTCTACTAGCTTTTGTCCGTATTTGATGTTCATTTATCGTTGCCCTTTCCTCTAAAGCCAATCTCGTTACGATCAGTTGAAGGTATAGAAGATACCAAGTCATTCAAGGTGCTCATAATTGCTTGAAGCTGAGTATCGGAGAAAGACCAGCGTAATGCATCTATCTTTGCCAAAAGTATCTCTTTGTCCTTATCGCTCATAGACCTCCTTAGTAAATTAAGCTTGTTGTATCACCTGATGAGTAATCGTTATCGTCATCATCTCTTGGGAAGTAAGACTCAAGAGCATAACGTATAGGGTCAAGCAAGTGGTTATCAATATCTGGTGCCTGGTTGATGAACTTATCCGTAAGCTTATCTTTCATCCATATGTACCGTTCGTATTCCTTCTTAAGATTTGTACTGCTCTTAGTGGCTGAGATTGGTTTGGATTGTACAAAGTCGATACCAACATTAATACTACCTTGACCCTTATTAGCTGGGAGTACATTAAGACCAAGTAGTTTAAGCCGAGCAATACTCTTAGGCTCGGAACTATCTGCAATGATTAGCTTGTTCGGGTCAGGTAGGGACTTAACAAACTCTGCGATGTCCTCATTGCTCATACCATACTGGTAGCAGCGTTCGTCAAATATAAATCCACCATTGTACTCATAAACATCAACAATACCTGTTGGGTCGTTTGTGTACCCAAAATCTAGCCCACGTTTAACAAACCGTGCCTCATGTGGTATTTCATCAATCCACTTCCACCCTGTGTAGATACGCCCTTCGATCTCACCGAGTTGACCTTCACCGTATACCTTCCACCATCCAGCATTGCCTTTGTGGGCTTCGATCTTCATTACAGTCTTATCATCAAGGGCTTCGTTATCCTTGTATGTGAGAGTAATGAAATCGAACATACCTGCATACAATGGGTTCTGCATGATCTCTGTGTACGCCCAGTACTCCACCGAGGGATTCCAGTCGACCCATACAGTTTCGCGTGTACGAGTAGCCATGTGGTCAAAGATAGCGTATGGGATGTTGTTACCCTCATTAACGTAGAGGATGTCACGTCGTGGACCGTGTGCCTTACTTGGTGCGTCTGCTGAGAAGAAGTGCATCTTAGTGCCGGTCTCAAACGTATAGGTTGTGAGGGTCTTGTTCCATCTAGCTTCATCCCAGTAGTTATGGGCTTTCATAATGTTCTCGAAGTCAAGCATTGCCCCACCTCGCATATGGGGCATGGTCTCCGACACCACATCAATGAGGATGTTCTTACGTGATTGGGCTGTGTCAATAAGCACTTGAAGGATAGATATAGTCTTAGATGCAGAAGTACCACCAGCCACCAGCCTAAAGTCTTTCTTTAGGGCGAGCACTTTCTTAAGTGATGTAGTTGGTAGATAAGGCACTTATATCATCCTTGATGTTAAATATTGCTATTTTCGACTGGTTAGTTATGTAATGCCGTATATTCTGGCACTTCTATTTGTTCGATATATCATCAGGCGATTTATCAACGCTCATTCCACCTAGGATTGGCGTAGGTAGCTCTACTCGTGCATTGAGCTCAGACTTAATACTGAACTCGTCCTTGCGCTTACGTGATAGGTAATCCATGGCAAGCTTAGAGTCCTTGGGAAGGCTCGATACCACTGATTTACGTGCCAACAAAACAGGTTTTTCCTTGAGGTTAGCCTTACGCTCTGTAAATGCTGGATTTTTATCTTGGTATTGATAGAGTGTTGCAGGTGCAATATCAGCCCATAAACAAGCCTCTATGTCACTACAACCCCAGGCAAATGCTTCTTCTAGTTTCTCTATGACTTTTGGTGTCATTACAGTTGGTCTAGCCATTAGATATGTTCTCCTAGGTATTTAATAGGGTCATCAGAGATCACCATGTGCTGGAGGTGATACTCCCAAGGTGCGCCGCCAAGCCACAGTATTCCATCTGATTCAAAGTGGTTAGGGGCTGACCCCATCATTACTTTGCTTCCATCACCCCATAGAGCTTTGGCGAATGAATGATTATAGATAATTTCTACGATGGAATGATAAATAAAGCTTTTGAGGCTACCTGCCTGACAGGTCATGATATGAATTGTGGAACCGCTGTATTCATCGTAATTAAATACTGCGGAAGTATCATATCCACCACCGTTCCAACCATTGTCTACGGCTTTCTTAATTGCATTTGCTAATATTTCTTTATTAGTCATTACTTTATACCTGAGGTTTTCTTAGCGGCCGCGATTACTGTGGACCTGCCTAGTAGATCAGTAATTTCGCCCTTGTCGGTCTGGAGAGAAAGAAAAGTCAAGTTATTAAGCTCGGCTTCAAACTTCTCGTACCACTCTTGGCCAGTCATAGTCTCCACGAATGGAACCGAGTTTGCGAATATCTTATCAGACAGAGCTTTCTGTTCCTCAGTTTGTTCGTTCGGGTTTGGAGACGTGTATACGTTAAATGATGGCTTGATCCACCCAGCACGTTTAAAACAGTCGAACATGATGATATAGTTTACCGGGTCGTCTTCATGGTATCCGCAAGCAGATAGATGTTCTAAAAGGATTTTAATAGATACTCTGAGCTCTTCTTTTAGCTTCTCATCGAAATCACTCATCTCCCTCTCCTAGGCAATCAGCCACTTTGTCTATAAGTTCCTGCCAGCTAGACGCATCTATGTTAATCTCTCTCTGCATACCTTTGTTCTTATAGTCTTCTGGGTACTCACAGTAACGAACTGATGCGTAGTACTTAGATGTAAGACGATCTATGTTGTAGTTGAGGGAGATGCTGTGCATCTTAAGCCTGGCGGCCAACTCGATAGTGGATGTATCAATAGGTAGGCCTACAGTGTCATCTCTTTTCTTCTTGAATACGAATGGGAAACTACTCATCTTCATCCACCCCAGTGTCTACGGTGACTCGCATTAGATTACAACCTCATATTTATTAATGTCGTCAGGTGATATGAACTGTATTCTACCTGGGTGATATTCCTCATTACGGCTATCAACACCACCAAGTAAAGGGACGATCAGTAAGTCGTGATCTATCTTCTGAAGCCAAGCACTATCACATTCACCACACCCGACTATCTGGTACCCATGTTTAATACAAAGTTCTTTGTAATCTGTGAGAAAGCTTCGTCTCTCGTCGCTAAGATTCGTCTTCATTTTTCTCTACCTCTTTAACTACTTTGGTTTGTAAGATAACTTGTTCGGGGTCTGATAAAGGAATACCTTGACGGAGTTGAGAGGCCTTGATAGCTAAGGTGATTGAGTTGCTCATAGCTTGACCTCATCAGTAGTAGCAGACCCACCGTTATGTTGGATAGTTACGCTTCCGTCATCGTATAGTCGATATAGGAAGTACTTAGTTGCGCAGATTTGAATGACTCGTGGTTTAGTAGGAATTACGGGGTCAGTGGCAGCAAAGATTTTCCTCTCATTGAGTTCGTTCAGAACCTGTTTAAATTGTTCTTCTTGTAAACTCATCTCTTACCTTTCTTCAGTGCTAGTGCACGCATATCTTCTAGGTGATATTTAGTAGCCTCAAGCAATCCTTCGATCTTGTGATCGTTGTCAGTCTTGAACCCTTTTTTCGAGAAGGCATCTGCTAAAGCTTTAAGCTGATCGTGTTCTAGAAAAGCGAATGTAATGTCCTTCTTAACGTCGTACCCTATAGTTATCTGTTGAATCTCTTTGCCACCCTTAGTAACGAACTCTCGCTTGCCAGAACCAGTAACGCGGAAGATGAAGACATTGTAACCAAGCCGTCCGGGTTCTTCGTTAAGCTGTACGTGCCAATCTTCCATCACTTTTCGTCCTCCACAATCATCAACCCCTCAGGCTTGCCCATAATGATCTCTTTACCTAATACACGATTGTCTTTAGTGATCTTGATTTTCCAGTGATGTTCGCCATCTTCCTGCTGAAAGGTAAGTACCTGTCCCTGTTTAAGCTTGCTAATAGCCTCAGGCTTGAAGATGCTTGTCATATCTATGCTGCGTTTGTTAGGCATACACTCTCCGTGTTATGTTTGCTAATCAACTAATCTGCGAGACGCACGTGTTTACTTCCGGCCAGAAGATTTGAAGAGGAATATAATGAAAAACCAACCCGTGGAGGGTAACACGGATTCCCTTTCTGATTTTTGATCGTGCGCTCGACGCAAGGTGCAGTCGTAGAACATACGACTCGCAGATTAGTAAATTGTTAAAGTAATTCACATCTCGTAACCACGGCCAAGGCGGTTAACTATTTATTCAGTAAGTTTTTAAGGGCTTCGATGAGTCTGCCTACTAGCAAATCATCGGCTTTATCATGCCTACACAAATTCTTTTTATCGCTCTTTGTGATCCTGTGTCTTCCAACATGCCAAAACATGCACTTGGGACACTTGTATACGTCAACTCGTATATTTGTATGCTTCTGGTGTGCATCGGCATGAGCTCGAGCAGACGCCCTTGTTATATGCTTAACTTTTGGTTTTTTCTGGTAGTGACAACTCGCCATTGCTAGAACCTATTGCGCCAGAATAGTTTGCTCCATACGCTAGTTCATCGAACCATCGGTGACGATTCTTGAATAGGGTACGCATTAGGGACTTGTATGCATTACGCTGTTCTATATCCTGGAACGCTGCGTCTACATGTGTTAGTACTTCGCCTTCTATGTAACTAAGCTGTGTGTGGATTGTATCTATTGATAAAACAGATACACCACGGTCTGATGCTTCACTCATCTAATCTTCTCCTAACTTAACTTGGCCGCGAATATGAGATGTGAATTGTAAATAAAAAAGCCCTCAGATAGGCTCACAAAAATACCCAAAGTTTGCCGCTTGGGATAAGATCATGAGCCCGTTTGAGGGCTTGTTAAAATTGGGTTAGGATTTACTGTTTGTGGTAATAGTTACTCCTAGTATAGCGTACAATGCTAGTGTTTGTCAAGATTAGACGCTATATGTAGCGTTAGAAAGGGATTTTAGACAAATCAATAGGCTTGTCGTCAATGTCTTCTACTACCTCGTCGTTTGACTGGGATTCGTTCTTACCTAGGAGCTGCATAGTCCTGCCTATAATCTCCACAGTGTAGCGTTTGTTACCAGACTTATCTTCCCAGCTACGTTGCTGCAAGTTACCTGATACAGCAATCTGCTTACCTTTCTTTACATACTTAGAAGCAATCTCTGCTAACTTATCGAAGACAATCACGTCAAAGAAGTTGGTACGCTCTCCTTGTGCATTACTCGCTACACTAATGGTTGCGATGTTCTTACCGTTTTGGGTAGTACGTAGCTCTACATCTTTAACAGCTCGTCCGACGATTGATACTTGGTTTAAATCCATTACTCCTCCTTATACTTCTCTCTTATTACGTAGACTAAATAGCCTATTACTGCAAGTACCACTGTGATAGCACTTACTATTGCACCTAAAACCCATAAGACTGTTGCTAGTCCTATGAGAGTTGTTTGATCCATGTTATTTCTCCCTAATAAAAAACTACCCGTAGGTAGTTATGTTGTTTCTTCTTTCATATTTGTTATTCTGAATGATTCGAGCTTTGACCATACAACATTCTCATGGCATGATATGATCGCGTCTATAACGTCTCCAATGAACTTATACTCGTATGTATAGTGACGGCCATCGTACCACTCACAGGTGAGGGTGATAAGACGGGAATGGTTACGTATATAGTGCGCGCGAGACATAAGCCAAAGTTCAGATCCAATGTTATATATTTACTTCATTCTATCGTTACTCGACTCCTAGTACAATGCGCCATTCCTTTTCATGTAGTTTGACGGACTCTTTAGCATCTTCTTCTGTTCTAAACCTTACTTGTGATTCACGCGCCATAGTTCCAAATTCAAAATGGAAAGTCTTGAATATACAGCTATAAGTCACAACGTATCCATAGTCTTGTTCTCTATACTTCCACTCGTACCCCTTAGTATCTCCCTTAAGTACTTGAAGGGCTTTGAGATAGGTGAGGTGTTTTTCGGCTTCTTGCTTGGTGCGGAAGATATTTCCAATGGATAGATACCCTTGGTCAATACTATCATCACCCCAAATGTATCCATCTACTGTGTTGCGATTGATGATGAAGTACTCATCGCCTTTCTTAGGCCAAGTATCATCCTCTAAAGCCTCAATAAGCTTCTTCTTGTCTTCCTTAGTTAGTTTCTGTGTATCTAGTTCTATAGTTTGGTTTGATAGTTTAAGGTTCATATTTACTCCTTTCATAAAACCCTATTAGACTTTTGTTTATTACACTTCTCGTGAGCGGGTGCAAAGTTCCTAAAACTACTAGCGCCGCCTTTAGACTT